CTACCAGAGATGGTGGACATAGCTTAGAGAAGTGGGGATATAAACTTGGCTTGGCTAAAATTGACTTTGAAGATTATGTCAACTACTCTCCTAAAATGTTAGAGTATTGTGTAAGGGATGTACAAGTAAATACATTAGTATATAAATCACTTCGCAATGAGTCGAAAGGATTTAGTAAATCTTGTATAGACCTTGAACAATCTGTAGCTAAGATTATTAAACAGCAAGAAGTAAATGGTTTCATGTTTGATATGGAGTCTGCTTTAATTTTGTTAGCAGAACTAAGAGAAAAGTCTCAACTCATAGAGGATGAGGTGCATAGCACATTCAAACCTAAGTGGGTAGATGATAAGTTAGTTACGCCTTACATCAAGAAGGATGGTAACTTATCTAAACGTGGTGTTACTGATGATGAGTATCAAAGATGTTTAGATACAAATAACTTTGAACCTTTTATGAGACAAACACTACAAGAGTTTAATCTTGGCAGTCGTAAACAGATAGGAGAATATCTTATTGACTTTGGTTGGAAGCCAGATAGGTTTACACCTACTGGTCAACCCATTGTTGATGAGAAAACTCTATCAGAAGTTACACATATAAGAGAAGCAAAACTTATAGCAGACTTTCTTTTAATCCAAAAACGTATAGCTCAAGTAGATTCATGGGTCAACTCGGTAGAAGAGGATGGTCGTGTGCATGGTTTCGTTATACCTAATGGTGCTATCACAGGTAGGATGACTCATAGAAGTCCTAACATGGCACAAGTACCTTCTGTTCACAGCCTTTATGGTAAAGAGTGTAGGTCTTGTTGGATTGTAGATGAAGGAAATGTTCTGTTAGGTGTTGATGCCAGTGGTCTAGAGCTTAGAATGTTGGCACACTATATGAATGATGATGACTATATAAAGGAGATATTAGATGGAGACATACACACAGCTAATCAAAGAGCTGCAAAACTTGAATCAAGAGATAAGGCAAAGACATTCATCTATGCACTTATGTACGGAGCAGGAGATGAAAAACTTGGTAGCGTGGTCGGAGGAAATACATCAGATGGTAAGAGAGCTAGACAATATTTCTTTGATAATAAGCCTACATTTAAGTCTCTTAGAGACAGAGTACAAAGAGCAGCTTCAAAAAAATACCTCAAAGGTTTAGATGGTAGGAAGCTTTACATACGTAATGCTCATTCTTCTCTTAACACTTTGTTACAGGGAGCAGGTGCTATCGTTATGAAGAAAGCATTAGTTATATTAGACGAGCTACTTGTTCTTAATAATATGGACTATAAATTTGTAGCTAACATCCACGATGAGTGGCAGATAGAAGTCCCATCATGTCATGCTGATAAGGTAGGACAGTTAGCTGTTGACAGTATAATAAAAGCAGGTACACATTTTAATCTTCGTTGTCCTTTGGATGGCGAATACAAGATAGGGAGTAGTTGGAGTGAAACACATTAGTAAACATTCTTTAGATAATCGTAAAGGAGATATGGCTGAGTTCTATGCAGTAACTTGGCTATGGGATAAAGGATATGAAGTATTTAAAAATTGTGGTTGTTCTGGACCAATAGATTTAATAGCTACAAAAGATGGAGAGATGACATACATTGATGTTAAAACAAAATCAGGAAAGTCAGGTAGGTCTAGAACAGAAACTCAACTAGATTTGAATGTACGTATACTTAATTTCAATCCTGCCACTAGAAAACTTAACTTTGTAAATCATAAAAATAATGACTAAAAATAAAAAAACACTTGACACATTAGTAGAAGACATCTATAATAAGATAGGCGTACTGGCTGATAATAAACACATCGACTTAGATGAAGACACAATAGAACAGTTTGGAGAATCAATGAAACAGATTCTTTATGATTGGTCTCATCCTACTCCTCGTGGTAAACCTGCACTTAGAATGTCTAACATAGGTAGGAAAGAAAGACAGTTGTGGTATGATATGAAGTCAGAAGGTACTCCTGAAAGAATGCCTCCCTCATTATTCATTAAGTTCTTATACGGACATTTACTTGAAGAGATAGTTTTATTTCTAGTTAAGTTATCCGGACATCAAGTAACAAGCGAACAGAAAGAGATAACAGTTTCTGGAATAAAAGGACACATGGACTGTGTTATTGACGGAGAGGTTGTTGATGTTAAGACTGCTTCAGGATTTGCCTTTAAGAAATTTAAAGATGGTACACTGGCAGAGCAAGATGCATTCGGATACATGGCTCAACTTGCAGGTTATGAAGAAGCAGAAGGTACAAACAATGGTGGATTCCTAGCTCTTAATAAAGAGTCTGGAGAGTTAGCTATGTTTAGACCAGATGACTTTGATAAACCAAATATCAAAAAGAAAATAAGTAGTGTTAAGAAAGCTGTTAAGCTTAAGACACCACCAGAAAGATGTTATAATCCTATACCTGATGGCAAGTCTGGTAACATGCAACTACCTAAAGGTTGTGTATATTGCAGACATAAGTTTGAGTGTCATAAGGATGCTAACGAAGGTAAAGGATTAAGAGTATTTAAATATTCAAACGGAAATAGATACTTAACTCAAGTACCTAAAGTCCCTAATGTTATAGAGGTAACACAAATATGAGTGGTAAAAAATCAAAACTATTAAGGCGTAAAGCTGAAGGATTGCTTATAGGTTGGTTACAATCTATGACTCCTGAAGGAGAAGACTCTAATAAGATTAACAAAAAAAACTTAAATGAATTTCTCCCAGAGCAAACACATATATTTGTTAATAATAAATATATGATAAGTGCTTATAGTCTTAGGTGGTTCTACAAAAAAGTAAAACAAAATCCTAACTTTCATTTGGAGGAGTTGAATGCCTAGAAGATTACCAAGAAAACCTAGACCAAAGAAGGTTGGTATACCTAAAGGGTATGACAGTTTATGGGAAGCAACTCTACATGATACTGTACTACAAGAATGGAAACATCATTGGGATAACATTAACTATGTTGTTAAACACAAGTACGAACCTGACTTTGTAAAAGTTATAGACGGTAAAACTATTTTACTAGAAGCTAAAGGTAGGTTCTGGGACTATGCAGAATATAGTAAGTACATACATATAAGAGAAGCAATACCTAAAGACTATGAGTTGGTATTTTTATTTCAGAAACCCTTCTCCCCAATGCCAGGTGCTAAGATGAGAAAAGATAAAACAAAAAGAACTCATGCTGAATGGGCAGAGACAAATAATTTTACATGGTATAGTGAAGATACATTACCAAAGGAATGGAAAAGTGAACTATAAATTTAATGAAGATAAAATTTTAAACGAGGTCAAAGCATATATTGGTAATACATATGACCAACACTATGCTAATGGCAAGTACCAAGCAACAGATATGATAATTGATTCAGGATACGGAGAAGGATTTTGTATTGGTAACATTATGAAATACGCTATGAGGTTTGGTAAGAAGAACGGTAAATCTAATCAAGACCTTATGAAGATTATGCACTATACTATAATAGCTTTATATGTAAACAACAAGGAAGAAAATAATGATTGAAGACAAGATAGGAACTAAGCCTTACTTAGGAATTGAAATAGACTACGACAGAGAAAAAACATTTGATAAGTTTAGTCTTGATACATTGAAAGATAGATATCTTTGGGAGAATGAAACACATGCACAAGAAGCATTCGCAAGAGCCTCCGTCTTCGGAGCAACCTTCAAAGGTGAGACAGATTTTGAACTTGCTCAGAGACTTTATAACTACAGTTCCTCTCGTTGGTTCATGTTTAGCACTCCTATACTTAGTAACGGGGGTACAACTCGTGGGCTTCCTATCAGTTGTTTCCTCAATTATGTTCCTGACAGCAGGGGTGGTCTATCTTCTCACTATGACGAGAACATTTGGTTGGCAAGTTCAGGTGGAGGCATCGGTGGATATTGGGGCGATATTAGGAGCAACGGTATTTCAACTACTCATGGCAGTCGTTCTACTGGTTCAATTCCTTTCATGCACGTAGTTGATTCACAGATGTTAGCCTTTAACCAAGGCACAACAAGACGTGGTTCTTATGCGGCTTACATGGACATTAGTCATCCAGAGATTGAAGAGTTTATAAACATGAGAAAAGAATCTGGTGGAGATATAAACAGAAAGAATCTTAATATACATAATGGTATAAATATTACTGACTCATTCCTTGAAGCAGTAGAGAAGGATGAAGACTGGAGATTGATTGACCCTAAATCTAAAGAGGCAGTTAAGATAGTAAACGCTAGAGATTTATGGTGGCAAATAATTCATGCTAGGGCAGAGACAGGCGAACCCTACATGATAAACATAGATACCTGTAATAAATATTTACCTAAAGCACAGAAAGATTTAGGTCTTAAGATTAGACAGAGTAACCTGTGTTCAGAGATTACTCTACCAACAGACGAAGAACGAACAGCAGTATGTTGTTTATCATCCGTAAACTTAGAACACTTTGATGCTTGGTCAAAGGATGATAACTTTATACAAGATTTAATAACCATGCTTGATAATGTATTACAGCACTACATTGACAATGCAATAGACACAACACAGTTAGGAGAATACAGTGCAAACTTTAAAAGATTTCAGAAGTACGTTAGAGAAGGTAAAGAAGGATTTACTAAGTCTGCGTATTCGGCATATAGAGAGAGAAGTCTCGGACTCGGTGCAATGGGCTTTCATGCGTACTTACAAAGCAGGAACATTCCTTTTGAAGGAATCTTTGCTACTGGCTTCAACTATAAAGCATTTCTTTATATCAACACTAGAGCAAATGAAGCCACTAAAGAGTTGGCTATTCAGAGGGGAGAAGCTCCTGACATACATGGGTCAGGTAAGCGTAACGCTAACCTCATGGCTATTGCTCCTAACGCTAGTAGTGGTATTATATGTAGTGGCACTTCCCCTAGTATTGAGCCTTATAGGGCTAACTGCTATACTCACAAGACCTTATCCGGCTCTTACCAAGTTAAAAATAAGTACCTTGAAAAAGTTCTCAAGTCTAAGGGGCTGAAGGGTAAGGAGCTAGAAAAAATTTGGAAAGATATCTCAGCTAATGAGGGGTCTGTCCAACACTTAGATATTCTTTCTGATGATGAGAAAGAAATATTTAAAACTGCAAATGAGATAAATCAAATATGGATTGTCGAACATGCAGCAAAGAGACAAGAGTTTGTTAGTCAGGCTCAGTCTGTAAATTTATTCTTTACTTTACCTAAGAGTACAGAACCACAAGAAGTGCATGATGAATATATGCAGTATGTGAATGATGTACACTGGTACGGTATGAAGAAATTAAAATCGTTGTATTACTTTAGAACTAATGCAGCAAGAAATGTAGAGAATGTAAACACTAAAGTTCCACGTATAAGATTAGACGATGTGGAATGTATTGCTTGTGAGGGATAATATGAAGTGTTGGCATTGTGATACAGAACTTATATGGGGTGGAGACCACGACATAGACGAAGAAGATGAGAACTTCATGATGGAAACCAACTTAGGTTGTCCTAATTGTGGTTCATTAACAATAGTATATTTACCAAAGGAATAAAAGTTATGAGCTTATTAACAACTAGAGATTATTATAAACCGTTTGAATACCCATGGATGTATGAGTATTACAAACTACAAAATCAAATGCACTGGATGCCGGAATCAGTTCCGTTGCATACTGATGTAAAAGATTGGCAGGATGTTACACCTGAAGAAAAACATTTACTTACACAAATATTTAGATTGTTCACACAGTCTGATGTAGATGTAGGTGCAGGATATGTTGACAAGTATATGCCTATCTTTAAGAAACCTGAAGCGAGAATGATGATGTCATCTTTTGCTAACATGGAATCAATACACCAAGATGCTTACAGTTTATTGTTAGACACTGTAGGTATGCCTGAAATAGAGTACAAAGCTTTTGCTGAGTACGAAGAAATGTCTGACAAACATGATTACGTTGGGGAGTTTAAACCTCTTAAGTCTGATAAAAG